AATCGCATATTGAATCGTAATGCCTTTCACATCGCCATTTTTAGCATTCTGTTCGCGTAGCGGCCCCCACTTAAAGCGAACACGAACCGCATCTAAATCGGTGTTTGAAATAGCGCGAACCCAAGGCGTGCCAGAAACCAATTCAACATTAATCGCGGTTTCAGATGAAATATCAGGAAAGCCCTCGATGTGTGTTTGGTCATTGGTACCGTGACGAAAATCGAACTGAATATCCTGAAAATTCGATCCACCATTCGGGTTGTGCAGTGGCGTTTCTTCTAAATAAACAGACTGCAAGCCATTTGCCAGCCCCTCGACCTCACCTTCAGACAAGCCATAAAGAATCTTAATATAGGTTTTTGATTGTGCTGAGTCAGGTGCGATTACCGCCTTTCTTGCTTCACCACTGCCTTTCTTTGCGCCTTTAATTACTGCGTTCATACATTTCCCTAGACAATAAAAAAGGCGCTCATTGCGCCTGTGTTTTTTAAATATTTACATTAAGTCTTCTGGATACTGTCCAGCACTTGCGATAAAGCCGCCCACTTCCTTTATTAGCCTTGTTGCCATCTTGGTTCTGGTCTTGGCTCTCAATCTTGGGCATAAGCATCATAGCAATACCGCCAACCGCCATACCAACACCTGCACCAATCAAGGCAACCCCCAGTCCCGTAGATAAGCCGCCAGTAAAGATACCACCAACAATAAGTATAGCTCCTAAAATGGTCTGGACCACACCACCCGCACCTTTTACCTTTGGCACAACCTTAATCACTTTGGCGCTGGTGCTCATATCAAGTTCGGTTTCAGAGATATTTTGCTTATCTTGAAATACTGCGAACTCCAAGCCTTGCTCATGTGCATGTAGCATGAAGTGTTCAAAGCCTTGCACCTGCACACATAAAGCCCGCATGGCTTCACGGGTATTATCAACAGCCAAATGAAACTCTTTGCCGAACTTCTTGGCCAAAATACCGTATAGCTTAATTGTTTTGAGCATATCGAACCACCTTTACAACTCGTTCTTGCCACTGTGGGCCATATATTTCACGAACAGATTTACGGCCATAAGGATGATGTAAAATAATTGATGAGCCAACACAAGCTTCGGTTTGTTCAGACTTTAATGTGGTCTGATCACCAAGCCAGATCACCGCATGATTCACATGCTCAGTACGTCCGACACGACACAATAAAACATCACCGTATTGCGGCTGATCCACCTCAATAAAGCCTTCTTTCTCAAAGTTATCAAGATAAAGCGAAGGATTCTCTTTAGACTCCCACCACAAGTCTTGGCGCTCATAGTCTGGGCTATAAATACCCAACTCGCGCTGATAAAAATCACGAACAATAGCAAAGCAGTCTTGTATGCCGTGAATATAGTTGCGGCCAACTAAAGGCGCTTTATATCCACAAGGTTCATACACTTGAAATTCAACGTCAGGATAAGCACAAATCACCCACGGCTTTTGATGTAACTCAATCTGGATTAAATCAATCTCGGATGCGCGTGCAGACGCATTTGGATGTGAATGCACATAGGCTTGAATCTCGCCTAAATCTTCAGCCTTGGCTAAATCCTCATGATGAATTTCAAACTGATCTTTATTGTCTGAGATATTGCGACATGGGATGTATTCTTTATTCACAATCACACCGCAGCATTCGTTCGGATAAACTTCAGCAGCATGTGCTTGAATTGCTTTTTTAAGTTTTGCGGTTAGTTTCATCACATTAAACTCGACGCTGGAAAGCCACCAAAGCGGATTTCATTGTTGCGAATACGGCATGAGGATAAGCGACCTGAGCAACGATCTAATGCAGGGTTGTCCGTTGGCTCATCTTTATCGGTAAACATTGCTGCACCTGTGTACTGGCAACTTTCCCCGCGATAGTCACCAGTAGCACACCAATGGCAGTAATTAGAAATCTGCCGAACTGGTATTTTCAGACCTTCAAAATCAATGGGGTTTGACAGCTCAAATGTTACTGCGTTGGCATTTTCAGAAGTCTTTTGCTCAATGTACCAAAGTTGCTCTTTTGCTTCATTGGATGCAGTCGGGTTGCCTGCACTAAAGTTTTCAGCGTCCAGATATTTAGCCAGTGTGGTAATGACTTTGAGTTTTGCGCCTGCAAAATCACCAAACTGTAAACAAAGAGCAGAAACTGCGTTTTGAATGCCGCCGATATTGTTCGCCATGGCAAATGTTGGTGCAGATGCTTTACCATCTGAGTGCATCTCTAAGCCCGATACTTCTAAAGCCATCGGCTCGAAAGTTTCACCTTGCCAGATGATATTTCTCATCCAGACTTTGTTTTCACCGTTCTCGAACACTTCACCAATTAATTGAGTTGTGTCCCCGAGCAAGCCATCCGAACCAATCAGACTGTAAATACGCTCCCAATCTTCATAAGAAATATGACCATGGAAACGCAAAATACCCGCACCTAAAGCGCGAGCATCCAATTCAAACAGCGTAATCAGGCCATCTACATAGAGCTTCTGAAAATCACTGTTCAG